AGATAGTCTGGAAGTCGCTCTGCTCTGCAACTTCTTCCTCATAGTTGCGCTTGTGGTAAACACGCGCCAGTTTGCGACTCAACTTCTTTGGAATCTCACATTCGTCTTGCATCTTCTGAAGAATCTCTTTGATGAGATCTCGCTCAGCCTCGATACGAGTAAGTGAGTTTGAGATTTCTTGAAGGCATCCCAGAACCTTTGCTTTATCAAGTGCCATTATTCTTCTCCAAACGTAGAGTTAGCGGCTTCGATTGCAATGTAGTAATTGATCGGAACATTCTTATGCGTGAATCGAGCAAGACCCTTCTTGGCGATAGAAACATCATAAGAGCCATCCATCAACTTGAAGTTTTCAACCTTCATTACAACGCGGAACACCTTACCATCACCAGTGCCAATTTCAATCTTTGATTGATCCGCTGAGTCATCTTTGACATCAGTTGCGATAAAGTTTACTGTAGTTCCATCACTCTCAAATACAAAATTTGGTGATCCAGAAATACCTGCGCTCTTACGCATCCAATCTAGATCTTCTTGTGAGAGACTGAAAGAACAATCTGGCTCACCGAGCGAAATTGGCTTCTCTGGTGGAACGACAATGACCTTTGGTGAACAATACTTGATATAGCCAGACTTCTTATTCGTATTGATGCTGATCTTATCAGTATCAAAAGACAAATCTGCATCTTTGTATAAAGAGATTGTAGCAAGCAACTTATTCAAATCATAGAGAGCAAACTCTTGAGGGAATGTCTCATTGATTGTTGCTTCAACAAAAATTGTCTTTAGGGGAGAAATTGTTCTCAAAGTATTCCCTGCTTTGAATTGCAGGCTTTGATTGATACCCGAGAAATTCTTGAGTACTGCCACTGTATCATCAGAAAGTTTCATAATTTAGACCTCATTTGCTTCAACACGATTATTATATAACGAATCAACCAACTTGTCAACCCTTACAGTCAACTCATCCAACGAACAATTATTATCCATTACAATATCATATGGTGATGCAATCCAAGCCCATTCACTGAAGTGGACTTCTGGATAAGCATTACGCATTATTTCTTGTTTGCCGTATAGATTACATTCGCGAGCAAGCGCATACCACTCTGGGTCTTCACCGCGACGAACGCGAACAACTTTGCCACCAGATTCTACAATTGCATTGATCTCGTTTGGGAAACGAACATCAGCAATTACATAGTTATTCCATGGTGCTTTTTCACAACGACGCATCACAGTGTGGACCCAGAGGTCAGGGTGAAATACATCACGACCTGCCTCTGTGCCCATTAGCTGGAGTGCTAATCTTGGTGAAAATTCTTTGCCGAGTTTCTCAGACCACCATTCATCTTTTTGTTCGCGCCATGCTCTTGATTCAGGCGTTGCACCTTCGAGCATCTCACGATCCCAACCAAAGATGATTGAGCAAGCATCTTTGAGACTATTTGCATAACTCTCTTTGAAGAAACCATGACGATCGACGAGAATATCGGCTATGGTTCCTTTCCCAGACCCGATCCATCCGACCAACCCAATTATCATATACTCACCTTCTTCATATTTCGCTTCCAACTCATAATTCTACCGCGAATCCATCCATCTGGTATTGGCTGACTCTTTAGTTGTTTTTTGCTGATTTCACCATCGTTCACCCAACAATATTGAGAAACTTTTTGTGAAATTTGCTGTTTTGCGAGATTAGATTGTGGAACACCTTTATTATGCGGAACAACCCCTTTTTTGAATCTAGTCGATTCACCATTCAAGTGTGCAGATTTATTCCCCACTATAATACCTTTGCAATCTTTTCCTTTATTCCAAGGCACATTTCCAGCAGCATGAGTATTTCCATAAAGAATTGGCATAGAGCCTTGCCCCCACTTGGCATCTTCAGGAATTTCATTCAGTTCTTGATCGCTGAGTGATGGAATCTCTTGAGGCTCTATATTCAGAGCCTCACTAATTTTATGTGTAATCTTATAGGTATAAATAGACATGCTGGTGCTCCTCTTTAGCATTAGAGCAGGTGGATGTTGACGCATCGCGACCTGCACTTCTATTTATACAAGTTTATCACAAACTTCCCACCCAATTGGCTACTGCGGGCATATCACCAGTGATGCATAGGTTCCAACGTGATGTGTCTTCATCCATGGGCAGAGCCAAATCTGACCACCGATATTTCTCCACCACTGGCAGAACATATAGTCTTCAGAGAGATAACGATCTGATCCGCGACCACCGTTTGCTTTGCTATCAATTACAGTATCAAAGTAAGCATGGATATAACGCGAGCCATCGAAGTTGGCTTGACCAACATGGTCTGGGCGGTACTTCAACTGTGGATAGGCTTCTGCGAATTTGCCGAATACTTCACGCTTGACCATCATATAGCCAGTACCAATTTCAAGAACTTCAACTGGTTCAGCAACAGAGAACTTTTCAGTGCCAGGAACTGGATTGAAGACGAAATCACCAGCCAACTTTTCCATATCACCAGGAGTAATGTCAGGGTGCTTCTTCACACCTTCCTTGACTGCACCCCACTTGATCGATTTCTTTGGGTATGGACCACCGATTACATCCTTATTCAATGCAAGCAATGCAATTACATCGCGTGGATCGAAATGAATATCGGCGTCGATAAAGAGAAGATGGGTGAAGCCTTCTGCGCGAAGGAACTCATCTACAAGATAGTTACGAGCACGAGTAATGAGAGATTCGTTGAAGATAAACGAGAATCGTACTTCAATACCATATTGTGTACATGCTGACTGCAAATCGAGGCACGACTTCACATACATGCCATGAGCACTACCACCATACATAGGTGTTGCAACAAAAAGTTTATTCTTGCGCAACTCTTCTACAGATACTTCTAACTGCATAATTATTCACTCCAGTTGTAAAATTTCTTTATGTATTCAATAATCTTAGACTGATCATCGAGATTTTCGTTGACCGCTGTCTCTATATAGTCCATGAGTGTTAGCGAACTCATAATATTGGAGATTTTTGTCTTACGAGAATTCTTGAACTTATCATCTTGATCATCTTTGCGATCAATATGTCGTTGATCCAACGTGCTGTCCTTCACTCGAAGAACAAGGACTTTGAATGTTGTCGGGAACACTGTTGCTAGTTTATCAAGTAATTTCAAATTGAAGAGGCGATCACCTTCAAAGATCACATTCACGTCTGGATTTTCATAATCCAGTTCCATGAAGAACTTCTCAGCGTCTGGCTGGACCGCCATTGACAAACGATCCGTTCCCTGAAACACATTGCCATCGTTTGCATACTTACCAAGAATATAAAGATTCAATTTCTTGGAATACATAGCATCAAGCAACTTCTGAGGCTTGACAACTTCCCAGTCATCAGCCATCGAAATCAATCGAAACATGAGAGTGGTCTTACCAGTCGCTGGTTCACCACCCATCGCAATAATCTTTACCATAAAGCCTCCAGACCTTCTTTCACTTCTTCTTCGTCTTGGAATATCCAATTCATTCTTTCTATTCTACCTGTTCTCAGATAGTAAGTAAACTTTTCTTTGTTGATCATATTTCTTGGAGCAAGTCTTGGGTCTAGCATTTCATTGCGCGCTTGCCACAAAACATTCCATTCAATACCAGTCCAACCATCGCCTTCTGCTTGAGTGATCTCTTCAGATTGACGATCGAGATAGTAGCCAAGATAACGCCCATGATGCTCACGAAAGATTTTCTTGAATGAACATAAACAAGTTTCCATCGTGAAAAAGTCTATTTGATTGCTCAGTTGAGGGAATCGAGATCTGGTTTCCTCAAGAATTTCTTTGGCTTGACTTTCAAGGTCTGCGCATTCTGATGAAGTGAGTTTTGTATCGTATTTGTTATCTTGCCCGAGGGCGAGATGCAAACCATTACGATGTGAGCGAGACCCAGAATAGTCGTCCAACATGAGGCTAGTAGGTACACACTCAATGCCAGCAGTGTGACAAAGATGCTGAAGATAAAACCAAGTGGAATAGCGACCAAATTTATGAAGAGAATTTTTAAGATTATTCCAAAGGTTGTCGAAAGTTTGCTGCTCATTGTCTCCATAATATTTCTCTAGAACCTCTCGCTGAGTTTTCTTGCCAATAAATTTTTGGTAAGATGCGAACATGGCTGGCAAGTGACCTTTGTTCCACTTTGTATCAACTTGGTATCTGAGTCGTTTATAGTTTTGGCTGTTCCACCATTCAATACGATCGACAGTAGCGAGTTCATAATCTGGAAATTCATTTTTTAGAACCCATGCAGTCGGCAATTGATAGGTGTTGCCATAGAGCCAAGCAAACCACAGACGTTCTTCGTCATTGTGTTCGTATCGACGATGGAGATAGTTTGTGCACCACACTGCTGGATCGCAATCGCCAAACTGCATCGACCACGCATACCAGCGAATGAATTGCTCACGGCGTTGTAAATACTTCGACACAACCACCTTTACCTTTTTTGTATACTGCCGCATGTATCACAGGATCTGAAAGATCATAGATACCATCAGCGAAATTTCTACCATTGATCTTGAACATGCTCAGTGAGCAGCCACTCTTTTGCTTTCCCAAGAATTTGAATCCCATAGACTCATAGAATACGACAGCATCAGGCTCTGCTGAAACGCGATAGTAACTGGTGCCAAGACCTTGTGCGCGATCAAGCGAGTCTTGAGTCAGTAATCTTGCTACACCTTTGCGACGATGTTTGGCGAAAGTATGAAGCAATTGTAGATTGAAAACATATGGAATGCGTTTTGAGCGAGTGGTGATAATCGCGCCAGCCAACTCTCCGCCTTCCCAACATCCAATACAGTACTGCCACTGATCCTGCATATCTGCTTTCGCCACAAAAGTCTTGGCAAAAGAGTCTGCTTTGTTTTCAGTTATATGCGCGACGAATTCATCGCGACTTGTCTCACGCAGCGTCATGGAACTCGCGTTTCTTTTCTCCACGCTCTTTTGGATACTTGGTTTGCTGCCATCCATAATACTCATCCAAATTCCACTTAAATGGTGGAAATGTAAATTTATTACTAGCAAGAATCTCACGAACTGAGGGACCGCCATTCAACGCAGCGTCCATGAACATTTCCACGAATCTGAATTGAGATTCCATCTCCTCGCGTTTGGTTGTTGAGCGAAAGCAGCGGAACTCAATTGTACCAGTATGCTTCATACAGTAAGTATTGATTGCAAATCGAAATGGACGACCCATTGATACGCCATCTTTACCAGCAGCGTGCAATTTGATGAAGTGATTGAAGTCAGTCGCAAGTTCAATAATGTTATCGCACATATACTCAGGCATTGGGCGACCACCATCAAACTTCAGATACATCTTTGCGCCTTCGCACTGCTTCATCTCAGATGTTTCATAGAATTGATAACAGGCTTGAATTGTATCTTCTTGATTGTCTTGAATGTATCCAATCAATCGCTTCAATCCAGCAATATCATCTTTCAATCCTGGAACAAAGACATGAATATGACCATGATTGACACAAGAAGCCGAAGGCTTGTTGCCATACTCAATGAACATATCATAAAGTCTCATTACACGATCAACTTGTTCCTGCCAAGTCTTAGTTGGCATCATGTTGACTTCACCACCCATCCATGGCTCTTTGCCGAGTGGATCGCAAGCACGAAATTCAAACGGTGGATGAATGTTTACAATATCTGTCTCAGCATATTCCCACTTACCGAGAGTCGGAGGAATCTCCATACGACGATCAATGTCACCCCACTCGATTTCGGCACCATATGTAAACGTTGATTTATCGTACATGCTGTAAATCCTTTGCGTTATCAATATGAACAAATTCTTTTACGAATGTCTTATGTGCCATTGTGACATACTGGTTCATGTCAATCTCAATTGAGTTGTTCAAACCAGCGCGTTCAGCAATGTCTTTCGTAGAAGTAATTATACCGCCATTTGGAAGAGAAGTAAAGTAAATTGGTCGTTTTCCATTGCGATAGAATCGCAATTTCTTTTCTTTATAAAGTTCAATGACTGCCATTGAAGCATCAGAGAATTCTACAAGCGGAGACTTTTTGGCTTCGAGTGTATGGACAATCAGTTCACTATCGTTTTTAGTTGTACATTTGTATCCATAGAGTCGTTCCCAATTTTCTGGCATCTCTTGACTTACAACGCCATTGTGAACGATCGCAAGGTTCTCATTCCACAAAGGTTGATTGTAATTGAGATCAGAAGTTGAATAGCGACAATGACCGATTAGATATAAATTAACAACTTCA